TATATCTGTTCTTTAATTGTTTGACAAGCATTTGCCCTGCCTTTTCTAGTTCTTCACTAGAGATCAACGCAAACATAAAGTCTGCTGTTGCTGGAAGCCCGAATGATTCAGAGGTATCTTCTAAACCAATGTCTGTGGAAACGAAACCTGATCTGGTCGTTTGTGTTGCTGTCACGATAGGCACATTTAATTCTACAGCCAAACCTCTTAGTTCTTCAGCGATTGCTTTGATATAGGTATAACTGTTAACATTAGAACCTGCCTTAAATCTTGACGAAGCACATATATTAATATAGTCAACAAAAATGATATCTGGTTTGAATGTTCTTTTCAATGCCAGTTCATTTACTAAGGCACGATAATGATTTGAACCTGCACTAGCAGTTGGATATTCTTTAATAATTAAAGTACCTGTTGTTTTAGATTGTAGTTGTGTAATTTTATCATTGAATAATTTTTTATTCAACATATGTAAGTCTTCCATAGAAATATTAAGTAAGTTTGCATCTATACGTTCAGCAATTCTTTCCTCTGCCATTTCCATGGTAATGTATAATACATTTTTGTTTTGTGCCAATGCACTTGCAGCTTGATGACACATAAACAAAGTTTTACCAACACCAGTACCTGCCAATGCAACATTGAGAGTTTTAGTTGGTAAACCACCTTTTGTGACTTTATTGAAATAGTCTAGATCAAAAGGTATTCTTGTTTCTTTTTTGTGATAATAGTCAAATCGTTTTTCTACATCTAGTAAGTAATCATGACCAACAGCATTATCAAAACTAACAGATAGAGCGTCCCGTAATATTTCTGGTATAGCTTCTGGAGTATGTTTTTTATCTTTTCCATCTATAATATGTATACCATCCATAACAGCATTATGAACAGCACGATCTTTACAGAATTTTTCTGTGGTATTTACTAACCAGTCTAGATCAACCTCTTGGGGATCTAGTGAAGAAATTAAGTCAACAATCTTTTTATATTCATCTTCATTGAGGTCTTTACGTTTATTTAAATCAATTTGTAAAGTTTCTTTAGTAGGTCGTTTATTATATTGAGAAATAAACTGTTGTATTTCTGTAAATACTACACGCTCACTACGATCTTGAAAATACTCTGATTTAAGAAAAGGTAAAACCTTTCTCGTATAATCCTCATTGTGTAATAAATTTCTAAGTGTTGTTCTTTCTATCTTCTCCGCTATCACTATCTTTTTCCTTTTCTACTTCGATTGCTAGTATGTCACCTATAACATTAATAAAGTCACCACTGTCAGTATTACACTTGTTAGGATTCTCATGTATGTTATAAACAAATTTAAGTCTTAGTTTTTCACTTTCTTCAATAGGCGAAACTTTACCATAGGTATAAATGACATCTTTATATGTGCCGTCTTCTATCTTAAAACCTGTCAATTCGTTTGACGGATTTTGTTGATAACTATACTTCGGAACTGCCATAACTATATTCTTTGTTTGCTGCTTCGTCTATTTGTTTTAGTATATCGTCTGTAAAATATTTTTCAGGATCTGAATAGATTGTTTTAGCGTATTGTTTTGAACCATCTGGTAATTCTATTCTTGTTGATACTTGTTTGAATATACCATACTTAGTTGCTAAGTCTAGTAATCCGTAGTATTTATCTAAACCAGTATCATAACGTAATCTTACATCAACCATCATATTTTCTTTTGATAGTCTGGATTTCTGTGTCTTACAATGTATTATATTACCAATAACCTCTGTACCATCTTTTTCTTTTTTCTTAGAAAGATAAACGATTGTAGATGCGGCATATTTCAAACCAGAACCACCACCCATTTCTTTTGTAGGCATATAGGCACCCACAACATCATATGTATGATTGGTAATAACCATTGGCACTTTTGCACGACCTAGTTTTAAAGTTAATACTCTAAACGCAGCCTTTAATACTTGTGCCCTTGTCATATCTCTAGTTTCTTTTCCGTCTGCTGTGTCTTCTACTTCTTTGGTTGTAGATAACATACCTAAACTATCTAGAACTAATAACAATGGTTTTCTATCTGCTTCGTTTTGTTCCATGTATTTGTCTAACACAGTTAGGGATTGTGTTCTAAATTCTTGTACCGTAGTCACAGGCATGATAACCATTCTTTCACTATCAATACCTCTGTCTTCAATTAATTGTTTTGTTAATGCACTTTCACTCTCAAAGTAGATAACACCAGCATCTGGATTATTATCTAAAAAAGATTTACACATACCCAAGACAAAGAAAGTTTTACCTGTTGCACTTTCACCTGCCAATGCTGTAATTTTGTTTGAAGGTATGCCACCATGAATACTACCTGATAGTAAGGCATTAAACATATGAGAACCTGTGTTGATAAAAGTATCTACATCACCTGCCTCGACACCTTCGCTTACTAAACTGGCGTATTCGTTTCCTGTTTCTTTAATTATTTGTTTCAGAAAGTCTGGCATTATCATTCTCCTTTTGTTGTTTCTGTATCATTATTTGTAATTTATCATATATCAATCCAACGGTTGTACATTCTTCAGCACGAATACTACCTCTTTGTAAAGACGCTTGTATTATTTTAATTATCGTACTATAATCTGCAATCGTAAGATTTTGTTGTTCTAGTTTTTCCATAAGTTCTTTCATAGTATATCAGGTCTCCTATAATTTGTCAAGGACTTTCTCATATATAGAATCCGCTATTGCTTTCATCATTAACGGTGGTACCATTCTACCTATTCGTTCTGCCCTTTGGTTCCATTTACCAGTTAACTTAAAATCATCTGGTAATGACATTATTCTTTTCAATTCACCCAAAGTAAGTTTTCGTGGTTCGTTCCAATGAAACGCTCCAGCATTTGTTTGCCCACTACCCATTGCTGTTAACGTAGGTGCTGGTGCAAATTGTGATACCCTTTTTAGATTGAAGTGATGACCCTTTGGGTGATAGTCGCCACCAGTCAATACTTTATCTGGATCACTAGGCATTTTACTACCTGTATCTTTCCAGTATGCTGTATTCACAAATTTTTCTGTTAGTTCTTTTACTTCTTCAGGATCATATTCTAATCCTTCTAATGCTTCTTTTAAAGGTATAATTTTATTATCAGGTTCAGGAAAAACATTTTGTATTGTCATAAAATTTAATCCAACTTTTTCTGTGATATCATTTCTTATACCAATAAAGATAACTCTGGTTCTTGTTTGAGATACGCCATAATTTTTACTGTTCATTACTTGCGAACAAACATCATAACCTATCTTTTCAAATTCATTTAATATTTTATTATAATATTCTTTTGCTTCACCAATCGTTAGACCAGCAACATTTTCTGCAACAATAACTTTTGGTTTAATATCATTTGCTACTCGTAAAAACTCAAAGAATAAATCTTCAATGTTTTCTACCATCATACCATCAGAGTATGATTTAGTTTTACCCCAACCATCAGAGTGTTTACCACCTGATGAATGAGATAGTTTACCTGCCACACTAAATGCACTACAAGGTGGCGAACCATCTAATATATCTATATCAGTTGTACCTGCAATATCTAAAAAATCTTTAGCAGATAATTTTTTTATATCACCTGGTAGTATTGGTGTGTCTGGATAGTTTTCTCTATATGTATTTTGTGCTTCTTCAACAAACTCGTTAATACATAAAATTTTAGCACCTGCAAGTCTGTAACCTGTAGATGAGCCACCACCACCTGCAAAGGTAGAGATAACATTAAATCTTTCTCGTTTACTGGATTCTATAACGTCTTTTAAATTATATATCATGCAAAAAAATCCTCAATTGTCGCACTATCAGAAGCGTCTATCTTCCAATTGATAGCGTTAAGTATAAATCGTAAAGGTTCCATAAATGATTTTGTAAACTGTTGTTCGTAATCTATGAGACCGTGCATTTCAAATTCTTTAGGTAATTTTGCCATAAAGGTAATGACATTGGCATTCCACATATTCTTTCGTAAATGTACAAACTTACCTTTATCACCTTCATAGAATTGTTGAAACTTATGTGAAACTTTTTTTGTTTTGAGTAAATGGTTATATAACAATGCACCTTTAA